AATTGGCGATGCTTTTTTAATGAATCCATTCCCATCTGTGACAGTATTTAAATTTGATAGGTAAGTTACAATGTTATACCAACCGCTAGAATCATCAGTAGCGACACGGGAACGAAGGAAATAGCCATCCATGTATAAAATTGATGGTTGAGCACCTCTGGCAGTTGCATCACGCCAAGCATTTAAGATAAGTGCATTTGCAAATCCGCTACCTGCTCCAATTTGGGATTTGTCAATTAGGCCAAATCTTGCCCCTAGGTTGAATAGGTTGCTCGGTTCAATAACACCTAGCGTTCTTAAATCTCCACTCGAACCAACGCCAAATGCACCAACTTCCATCACATTACCAGCAGCAGTACCAACATATCGACTAGCTGCATGGGTATTATTAGTAAAGTTTTCATTCATTTTTGTACCGGTGGAGCGGAATGTATCACCACCTGCACCAGTTGGTGCCGTACCTAAATTTACTGTTTGAATGGTCATTTTCTTACTCGCATAAAAAAGCCCCTATTAAGGGGCTTTGAAGAGGTTTAAATTAAGGGTAGAAGACTTGGGTGAATGTCGTTGAGATTTGCCAAACATCACCACCTAGACAACGGGGTTGATATTCACCTGTTTTAACTCGTACCTCACCGTCTAATGGCGAATCCCATAGAAACGACTCAGCGCCTTTATGCTGATCGAAGAATGCTTTGATTTGCATAATTTCGGCTTTGTAAGCCGTTCTTTGATAAGTCCATTCACCAGCTCGGTTATTGATACCTACAGCAATGTTTTGTTCATAACCGTCACCGAACTTAGAAGACAAAGTATTAAAACGTTGGGTATTACTATTCCCATCTAAGTCACACTCAAATGTGAATTTACGATTACTCATCTTTTTTTGACCACTCAACTTTCATACTAACCGGACTATCTTTAAAACGTTTTTTGCAACTTTCTAGATCCTTCGTATCTTGATCTGGAGCGAATAAACCTGCCCGCCTACTTTCACGAACTCCCCATTCTTTTAATTGCTTGTCCATTAAGTCAGCAATTTTAGTACTCTTAGATTGTTTTTTAAAAATGAGGGTGAATGACAATCCAAAGACGAAACCCGTTGCATATTCAATTAGATTAAAATCAATTAAATTTGCACTTATGTAGAAAACTACAGCAATCAATAAAGCAAGCAGAAAAGTCATAATGTACTTTTTCACTTTTGTACTCCCATTAAAAAACCCACTCAAGAGAGTGGGTTACTTTGATAATAAACCGCCTTGTCGCTGCTCTTGCCGGATAATCGTTCTAACAGCATTGCCGATCATTTGCCCAAGCTGCTTAGAGTCATTTTGGGTATCAGTTTTGCTTGATCCATCCGGATTAACTGTTACATAAACATTGATTGGAACTTGACTCGAACTGCTTTGTGTTTGATTTGAATTAATCGCATCAAATTGTCGTGCCTCCCGTCGGGCTGCTATAGCTTCACTAGTATTATTAGAAACATAACCTCCATTTGCATAACCACTTGGTTTACTTTGACGCATGCTTTCAACAACGCTAACACCACCCCAGCGTTTGATATCTTCTTGCGACCATACGACTTCGCCTTTATGCACAATCCCTGCTGGAGTGTGTTTAAGACCATTACCGGTATAACCGCCATCCGCAAATCCTTGCGGGGTTGCAGCTTGGATGAGAGATACAAATGTACCTGATTTAATTGTCGCGATCGCTGCTGCTGCCGCTTTTTGGTACCAAGTACCTGGCTCATTTGCGTAAGCATCTGAAGCAGCTTTCCACATGTTCATTCCAGCCTGCGCCAATGCGAATGCCCGCTGACTTTCATAAAGAATGCGGTATGCACTTGATGACTCACCAAGCATATTTTTAAACATGCCAGCCAATGCCCCTGTGACACTAGCTCCATAACCCAACTGGAGATTCATTGAATCATTTTGATAAGTAGATTCAATCAATTTCAAACGCTCAAAGTGTTCTTTCATGATTTGTTCACGTTGTGCATTCAGAGCCACCATATTTGCATTTGGATCTTTAGCTTGAATATCAAGTGCAGCTACTTGAGTATTTGCTAAATTTAGAGATTGAGCCCTCCGATCAGTGCGCGTTTGGTTTAGTTGGTATTGCTGACTATTACCAGTCATATCGGCTTTAGTCTGATCCCAATTTTTACTAGATTGAAAAGCCTTATCTAGAATCTCTAGACGTTCTTGCGCCTTAGATAAAGATAGGCGTTCCCGTCGTTCTTCTTCATCCTTAGTAGTTAATTCAATCTGTTCCCGTTCAATACGATACCTTTCCTTAATGGCATCAACTTCTGAATACAAGAACTGTCTGGCCTGAAATAAACGTTGCTCTTGAGCAAGTTTTAGTAAACCTAATTCTTGTTGCTGCTGTAACTTAAACGAATCAATCGCAATTTTGCGCTGTTCTTCTGTTAATTTCCCCTCAGCAACCAGACGTAATGAATTGGTTTCATATGTGTAATCAAGCTTTTGTTCTTCAGTCCACTTATAACCATTTACTTCAAAATCAAATTGCTTCTGAGCTAACTTTTCTTCAGCATCAAAACGCTCTTTAATTTTAGGGATTAAATCAGTCTGCCCTAAAATTGTAGCCTTATTGATTTCTTCCTCTACTTTTTTACTTCGTGCAACTGAATCCGAGTCATAGCTTGCCTGTAGCTGTTTAACTTCCTCTAGAGTTTTAGCACGCGCCTTGTAGGCTTCATCTTCAAATTTAGAAAGATCACCAATCGCTTTTGATGCTGCATCAGGGCTAGCTCCTAAAATCTTATTGAGCTGATTGTAATAAGAGTCTTGTTTGGCTAAATGCTGTGAAGCTTTAGCTTTGCCAAGCTTTTTCCCATCATAGTCCCAGCCAACAAGATTTTTGGCAACGGTTCTCTCTAAACTTCGATAGTCTAAATCGTCATTAAGAAGAGCTGCTTTAGATTTGCTATAACTTTTATCGGTCATCGCCTCTTGCACAGCGTGTTTAGCCATTGCATCTAATGCATCTTGAGTTTGCTGGATTTTACCGTTTTTATCCAAGACTCCTTGCCCTTGTAAAGACTGCATTAATTTAGTTGAGCGACTTTTTTGCCATGATAAAAACCCTGTATTGGTATAACCATTATTTGCGTCTTTGTGACTACCAAACATTGCCTCATTTCTAAAATCAGTCTCTCGTCCAACTTGAGCTGTCATTACTCGTGCTTGCTTATCTCCCAATCCAGCATTACGGAATGCTTGATATACACGAAGCATATTTCTTACTTGCTCATTATTCCCTGCGAGCAATACCGCTTGCTTTGTTAGCTCTTTAGTTTGCTTACGCTCGGCATCATTTAGGGCATCCTTTTTATCTTTAAGTAAGTCTAAAGTTTTTACAGCTTGAGCGACTACATCCATTTCTTCTTTAGAAACAATTGCAGTAGTACCAGGAGGGGCAACAGCTTGTTTTGCCTTTTGAAGTTCAAGTATCCTTTTAACAGCTTCTTCGCTATAGCCCTGATTTAGCAAAGCTAACTCTTCATTGGAGTTAAGAACTTCAGTGCGGAGGCTATCAAAATACCCTTTTTGTGCCTTTGAGGCTTTATCTGCGGCATTGGCATTACTATTTAACTCATCAGTATTTCCCTTTACTTGAACAGCAGCATTTTGTGCTTGGTTGCCAGCAAGCTGTACATTAACAGTAAATAATTTCAGTTTCTCCGCAGATAAATTCGCTTTTGACGAGTTCTCATCATACTGCGCGGCTTGCTTTTTAAGGTTTTCATATAGATCTGTAGGTAACTTAATTTTATTTAAGCGCTCTATGGCTTCTGTGTAGCTGATAGTTCCTTTACGAGCCTCTTGAGAAATTTTTTCAACTTCCCAATTGCCACGAGCATAGTTTTCGATATCAATTAATGCAGATGCAACAGAACGAGACGATTTCTCTAATGCTTCATTCTGAGCGTTAAATGCAGATGTTAGATCATCAACTGCCTTTGCTTTGTCATTGCCAGCTAATTTCTTTAATGCCTCATCTGTCTTTTCTGCAACTCGAGCCTGTTCTTCAAGCTTTTTATTAGCTTCAGCTGTGTTGTCACGCATCAAAAGATATCCAGCAGCCAGACTTGCAACTGTAATACCAATACCAACTGGACCACCAAGTAAACCTAAAAGGCGTGAACCAATTCCTACAGTAGCAGCGCCCGCAGCAGCTGATCTCGATTGAGCTACTGCCAGAGCCTCCTCAGCTACAGCCAATTCTCTTGTGACTTGAGCCTCAATCTTCTTAAGCTCAGCCATTCGGGTAATTGTGGCTGTTCGCCCTTTTTCAGTGATTTGGGATTTTAGTCGCTGTACTTCTAGAGCCTTCTCAGCCGCAATAGCCGCTAAAGTTGCTTGGGTATTTGCTACAACTGCTTGAGTAGAAAGTACTTGTTGAGCTGCTGCTGCTCTATCTGCTTGTATTGCCGTATATTGTGCAAAGGTTTGAGCAGCTAATTCTTTAGTTTTCGCTGCTACGGCTACACCTGATGCATAAATAGCAGGAATATATGTTCCAAGCCAGTATGCGCCACCAACCATCATTGCAGATGTTAAAACATCTAAGTTACCAGCAAGCGTTTTAATAGAACCTGACAATACTTCTGCTGCGCCAGATCCCTTTCCAGACTCGCCAACAAACTTAGTAATTTCATTGTTAAGCAGCGTTAGCGATTGGCTAATAGTGATGTCTGTTTTAGCAAATAAGGCATCTACATCTGCTTGAACATTCTTTAAGGCCTTAACGATTTCTTGGGAAGTAATTTTCCCTTCCGCTGCTACTGTGCGTAACTCTCCAACAGTTATACCCATACCTTGAGCAATTGCTTTTGCTAATGCTGGGGTTTGCTCCATTACAGAGTTAAGCTCTTCACCGCGCAATGTTCCACTTGCTAATGCCTGCCCAAACTGAACTAAAGCTGCATCTGCTGCTGCTGCACTTGCACCACTTATTGCTACAGCTTTTGATACTGTTTCAGTTAAACGTGCTGTGTCATCCATTGTGAGGTTTAAAGTTTTGGCATTATCACTAAAACGCTGGTAGACCTGTAGAACAGAATCCCATGCTGAATATGTTTTTTGAGCAATTCGGAAAGTGTCTTCCGTTGCTTTATTTAGTTCAACTTGAGAATTGGTGACTAATTTAAGTCTGTTCTGAAGCCCTGTATAAGTATCCATCTTAGAGATTGCAGCACTTACAGTAACTAAACCAGCCATGTATCCTGCAAGTTGACGTGTAGCAACAGACAAACCATCCATCGACTTAGTAGCAAAGTCTCCCTTGCGCTCAATGCTATCTAATTCATTGCCTAGATTACGCGCATTTCGCTCTGCATTTTTTGCATCAATTACAATGACGAGACGTGATTCTTGTGCCATCTTACTTTCCTCTAGGCAATAAAAAACCCGCTTTCGCGGGCTTTAATTAATTAGGTGTTATCTTAGGTTTTTTTCACAGTATGGAGATGCATTACTTAAGGATGGATCGGGAATATAAGTATACGTTGCTCCACCATAGTAATTAGCTCTTAACTCAAGCTTTGTACTAGTTTGCAATTTTATTGTTTGTTTCAAGCCAGATTGTAGAATAACTTCTGAGCCATTAATTTTTAGCTTCTCAAGTGAGTCATTGCCACCCCAGCTTGAACACATCAATCCAGTGCCATCCTTTTTAAATGCATATGTAACTGTGTACGGACCATTTACACCAGTCCAGAATCCATTTAACTCTGTTGATGTAGGTGTTGTTGCCATGTACTGATTATTTGTCATGTCAGAAGTTGCAGCGCAACCCGTAAGAGTAATAACCAAACTCATTAAAATAATTTTTTTCATATTCACAGCCTTGTTAAAATCAATATTAAGCAAACTTTAATCAATAATTTATTTTATTTATACATTTCTGAACAGCCAATATAATACTTGGCAGTAAATTCGTTAAGTTGTTCTTCTTTCACAGACGGGGTTGAGTAATTTGGTTGCGAATAAGCATCTTTAACAATCAATCTGATTATTTCTGCTCTTTGCTCATCTTTAATTATTGTGTTTACTGTTTCCAGACTAGAAAGAATAGGAACACCATTTTGTTTAGATGTCATAAAAGTTTGGGCTAGCTTAGCTAAATTTACACAATTTTCTTCATGCTGTTCTTTAGCTGATTTTTTATTAGGTGCAGAAAATACTGAGGTTGTAATAAATACAACTGAAATAAATAAAATAAAATTTTTCATGAAATACCCCTATGTTTAGGGGTAATTTAACAAGTGGTTAATAATGACGCAATAAAAAACCGCTATCTCTAGCGGTTCGTTGAATGTTGCTTACTATTTTTGAGTAGTTGGCTTAGAGGTTTGCTCGCCATTAGACGCAGGTACTTTGCGAAGTACTAGAATTACTAAAATGGCTGCTAATGTTGAGAAAGCAGCCGTTGCAACCCAAGGATAACCAGCATACAGTGCATAAACTGCTACACAAAGAATTCCTATTCCTATCAACACGCCAAATATTAAACCAAGAAGGAATAATTGAGAGTTGTGCTTTTGATTCTCAATGTTAGCAGTGTTGATACGTTTATTTTCTGCCATTTGATGACGAGCCACTTCATGACTCATAGTCTGTTCATTCTCAACAATCTGCATTAAACGACTAGCTAGACCAGGTTGGATTTCTTCAAATGCCTTAACCAAATCAGGAGGCGGGTATGGTGAGTAGCTTTCCGCCTCTTCCACAGCAACAGATACGTCATTGCCATTTTTTGTTGCGATGCCACGTTTAGTTCGACGATGTTGAGACATTAATTAGGTATTTATAATGAGTTAAGTTCAGGTTGTTTACTGCGCAAGTCACATGCGATTCTGTTGGTAGCTTTTGTCATGTTTTTGCCGACTGCTTCCCAATGTTTTGCTGCATTACCAATTGGTCGCGGATCTTCCATTTTTGCAGGCTCAACAGCATGTACTGGGACACGAGGTGCTAATACAAAAGCTGCTAGCAGACCTTCTGTAAAGTACTTCATACCTTTGTTCATTTTTTATCGCCCTTATATTTAATGGGTGTCATAAAACATACAATTTTTATGACAGAAAAACCCTCTTATCATTTGATAACAGGGTCTCTATAGGAACAAGGGTACGCACTAATGACATTTCTGTCAATAAGGAATCTTTACTGGAATGTCAAGGGAATAGGCGTATTATGTAACATCAAGTGCGCTATATCACGTCGCAAAGTCTAAGATATGTACCGAAAGTCAGCATTTAAGTCTTCGTCGCTCGTTGCGTCGCCTTCTTATGCGCCTCATCCAAGAACATATCGTCAAGCGTAAAGATACAGTCATTAAAGATATATCGTTCAACCGGTAAATCATATTGCTCAACATAAGCATTAATTGCTGAGATATCTAACGCCAGAGGAACACCTTGTTCATAGCGTCTAGATCTTGCAATCGTGTTATAAGCACAAAGTATGGCATTTGCTACATAAGAATAGTCAGGTTTAGTTAAAACCTTAGTGTTGTTGAGATTTAAAGCTTTTGCGACTGCGCCTTGCTTTTTGCTGTAGTCGCTCGCTTCTTCTTCTGAGCCGAACTTTGCCCACTCGTAGAGGCTGACGACTTTCCCACAACATCATCTCGATATTGGTTTGCATCTGATTGAATCTTTTCTGATTCAGTTCGAATAAAGGACCAGAGAGAAACCCCTAAATCGCCCATGTTAAGCAATTTCGTAGCGTTCTCTGCATTGTATGCAGGTTCGGACTTTAACTGTTCGCCATTAGGACCTTCTTCGACAAATACAACACCCTTCCAGTCTTCAATTAAATGGCATGCAACTGCTTCCAATAGTAATTCATGAAAGAGTTTGTCATCGGATGAAGCTTTAGCAACATCAAATCCTTTAGCTGTGATTTGGTTATTCGCACGTTCTAAAGCTACTTGATAAGGCTTATATCCAATACCACGGATCTTAAACTCAGCAAGTACATTGCCTTCAGTATCTTTGTATTCGCGCCACAAACTGACGTCTTTATTTCTTTGAATATTGACTTCAAGAGCCATGTTATTTCTCCAAAAAAGAAGGCAGCAATTAAGCTGCCAAATCAGTATTAAGGCGTTGCTGGTGTACGAGTGATGGTTGGGGCTACTTCTACGACTTTATATTCGAATGAAGCATTTAAAAGATCTGAATTACCACCACTAGGTAATGGAGCAGTAATTTCAGCTTTAGGAATAAAAATTTCATATTTATTCCCACCTGTATCAGTGATTGGAACTTTTAATGAAATCGTTTTGTTAGTGAATTGCTTTTCATACATATCGGATGTATTGCGTGACCAAGCTGCGGTAAATGAACCTGTACCTGTTGCAAGCATTTCTAGGATTGCACGTGCATCAATACCACCACCTAAACAGCGTTGTAGCTGCATTGTGTTATCCCAATTAAATGTAAAAGCGGTCAAGCATGAAATCCCAGCTTGAGAAACGCCGTCAATTAAAATGTCACCTACAGAGACATTCGACATTTTAGGATTGTTATCTGCCGCTGTAATTGTTCCAGCCGGTGCTGAAGAAAAGTTTGTACGACCAAGAGCCATAAGGCCGAAAGTCATTGTAATTAAGCCAGCTTCAGGAATATCAATTCCAAAAGTGTTTACATGACACCCACGGAAAACATGGTAGTCATTAACATCTTCAAAGCCACGTAAAACAGAAAATGTTTGACGAAGTGTGCCACCAAAAGTTAATACATTTGACGACCAATTATTAAAAGCAGCTGCAGCCATTAAGTCTTGAACTAATGAACTGTACTTCGCTTCACATTTTAATTCACCGGCATACTCTGCACCGGTAATCATTGATGAACGTGCAATACGGCCACTTGTGATTGAGTTAGAGTCTTCCTTTGTTACTGTCGCATCAAGGCCATTTTCAGTAAATTCAAAGGTCGTACGTACGAAGGGTGATGGTGTGGTACCAACAGTGGTTTCCTTCGCGATTTGTGTTAGCTGACGTGCACCACTCGACATGGCTTTCTCCTTAATTTTCGGGCATTAAAAAGCCCTCGAATTGAGGGCGTTGTTTGGTTGTGTTCTCAGGCATTTAAGGGCTTACCTTGAATACCCCTGCAAAGTTTCAAAATGCTTTCTGCATGAAGGGTTATATGTTTGTGTTCTGGCCTAGTTCGCTCAATATCGATACCAATTAGAATTGCAGCCTGAATGTTTTTCTGCCAATTACCCGTATCCATAACAGGCTCAATTGAGCAAAAAATGTAGCTATCATCACCAATATTAATATCGGCATAATTATCTTCGTCCGTGGATGGACGGCATTCAGCAACAATGTATGCGATTTCCATTATTTGGCATCCTTAAAGTCAAGTTGTGGCTGAAGCTGATATTCCAATTCCTTAATTTCATTCTCCAGCGGTTCTTTTTCCCATCGCCACTGGCCCATTGCGCTCGCACATCCACTGATTTGTGCTTTTCTGCCTTGGTGATAATTCGTTAGAGAGTTATATCTAGCCCATTTTGATTGGAAAACTTGACTGAGTTGATTAGCCATCCAGTTAAAGGCATTAATAAATTCGATTTTAGTTTTCATGGCCTTTTCGCCAGTAAAACCCATAACAAGCAACATGAACCCGTCTTTTGAAATTCTAAAGAAAGGAGTTTTGCGTTCTGTGTTTCCTATCTTCTTGTTTTCAAAGGTTAATCCAAAATTGGATTTAGCAAATTCTTCACCACATTGCTTAATGATTTTCTTAATATCTCGCATTACATGGCTGTGGCTCTTATTAAAGGCCTCTGCTACTGCATAACTTGTTGTTTTTGGCTCGCCATTATCATTGGTAACCAAAGCTCGTAAATTCAGTGTTGTCATCATGTTCATAAGATTTCCTCTTACTTACTCATGTTCAAAGAAAAGAACTGGCAGGCACACTGAACATGAAAAGTGTGCTTTTCGGGGATCAACCTAGCCAGTGTTCGCCTGAATTTCAGGCATAAAAAAACCTGCCGCTAAGGACAGGTTCGTTTAAAAGTTAAATTCGTTAATTGACGCGATAATTTATTGAAATGTTGTACTGAATGAAATCCCCATTACTGCCGAGGTTTTGTACTTGACCTTGGAGTATCTCTAGTTGGCCAGTTGTGTAATATTCGAAATGAGCTAACCAAGCATCTGCAAGTTTTGTTATATCAGCCTCATTAGTTTGAGGTCTTGCAAGGCAATTAATTGAAATAACCCCTGTTCTTCTGGTGCAAGGAGTATCACCTACACCAGCAATGATAGAACTGCCCCATAGAATATTTAAGTCACACCAAAGTCCATCTACAGGAATACTAATCAATGGGCCATTAGGGTATTGAATACGATTTTGCTCAATTCCAGTAAAGGCCATTGCTCTAGTGATAATGGCTTGTCGTGCTTGATCTAAAGTCATTGCCATTTTAACCACCGTATTTCTGAGCAATATAGTTAAAGGTTAAGCCGTAGACACCTTGAGGAGCTTGTCTTGAGTATCCACCTGTTGTTTTTGGTGTTTCTGGCTTATCAGTGAAATCGCCATATTCAATTTTGGTTGCATAAGGCGCATTTGTTTGAATGTAGACAGTAGAGTAAGGAACTAGACGAGATAAAGCGCTTGTACCTTTGCTAATGGTTGAGCCACCACCTTTGTCTTTCTCTGCTTCATTAAATGATTGGTCAGTTTGGTTTATGCTGACTCTGTGGGATGCTCTATAGGCCCCCGTGTCTACAGGACTGGCTAATACAACTCCGCCTAAAGCATCAATGACAATATCTTTCTGTTTTTTGGTAAGGTCGGCTTCAATCGTTTTAGTGAAGGCACTTGGTTTGCTTGTCCAGCCCATTAAAAGTCACCTCAACTTTACCAAACAGTATCTCAAATACTGGTTCATTCCCTACTGTAAACACTCGACCGTCAATGGTGGTTTTATGTCGAATAAGATAGCCTTTGTTAGTATCTGCAAAGAGTACATACTTACATTCTTCGCCATCTAACAGCACCTTCTTTGGGCCATTAGTGGATTTGCGAACCTCAGCGTGATAAACGCCCTCTTGGTTTACAGCCTGACTTATTAAGTTCCCATCATCTAAGTTAATCATTAAACTTTCCTTAATTGGCAGAACCAACACGAATTAGCCGCATCCCGACCATAACTCACAACCCGATAATTACTACCTTCAATCACCCAAATGTCATTAACATCTGGATCAACTAAAGTACCTGCCGCATCTTTCACTTCATTTTGCAGTAGAACAGCTTTAGAGTCAGTGGCGCGGTAATCTATCGGCTTGACCAAATCTTTTAAATAAGAGCCAAATAGGACGCCTCTGCCGCCATATACATATTCAGTGTAAGTATCTTCACCAGTGGCGGGATTAGATTCAGTTAATTTCTTGCGCGTACAGGTAAAGGAATCAACCGCGTCTGCCAGTTCATCTTCAGCATCAAAGGCAGCGCCAAGTTCTTTTTGAATCTCATCACGCATTCCCATGACTTACTCCGTAATGACATATGTGTTGATGTGATACTTCTCACTAAAGAATGGTTCAAGCAGATCAAGGATAAATTGCATATCGCCACTTACTGACTCTTCTTTGCCTGCAACATACGTCTTGCTTACAGACGTGCCAGACTGTGCAGAGACTGTTTTGGATGCTACTACACCTTCTTTAGTTGTGTAGAGTTGCCCTGCTGCTGCCAGTTTTGCTAAGTAAGCGCCAGCCGTAAGAATCGCATCTGGCACTTCACCTTCTGGATAGTCTGGTAAATTTCTAGCATTAAGCCACGCATTAGCCTGCATCACAGCAATAACCGGATCACCAGTTCCCCACCAGTCAGGCCCTAGCTTTTGAGTCACACTTTCGACTGTTACATAGTTCATAGCTTAATCCTAAAAATCTAATTAAGAAGGACGGCCCGAAAGCCGCCCTGCTTTAGTTATGCACCACCATTCAGCGGTGCTTCTGGCACAGGAACTGCTACTTCTGGGTCCTTAATGCCATAGTCACCCGCTGTTTTGGCAGGGTCAAACATAGTGCCTGCTGCTAATGTGTCAGTCGCATCATCAGCATATCGGCGGTCAGTTGGGTATTGGTATTTGTAGTCTGGTTGCTTCTCAGCCATGACTGCTCTCCTTAAAGGTTAGTAATTAGGAAGCGGATTGAGGTGTCTTCTGGTTTGGTTACAAGTTCCCAGTTAGCTGCCTTCTGCAAATCAGCCCAAGAAGCGCTTAAAGACTCACGCTCTGTACCACCAGTTAAAGTGTCTTTAGGTGCAATGAAGCTAAAACCTTGTGGATGGATCAACATGTTGCGACGCGTCCAAAGGATTTCATGACCAGCACCATTACCAGTTGATTGTGTTTCTTCAACCTTCAAATCTTTTGGACCGGGAACAGAGTCATATGCAAATGCGCGTGGACCTGCAAGAATCGTGATGAACTTAGCGTTTGCGCCTGTGCCAATTTGCGTATTGGTATCTGTTTCAATGACTGCGCGCCCGTTGTAAACGGTGATTGGTGGCAAGTTATCACTTGTGGTCACTTGTTCAAGTAATTGCTGTTTACGCATCTTCGCAGCAATACGTGAATGCACGAACATCACACCACGTCCACGTAATGAAGCATTCATTGTGCTTTCCGCATCAATGTATGCATCTACTGACCAACGTGAAGCATCTGTTGCTGTTGAAGCAGAGATGTCAGTAGTGAATCGCTTGCCGTTCGCCTGGTCATAATTACGCAAGCCAATTACTGTTGCTAGAGCACGGTTTTCGGCAGCTTGTTGCCAATACTTATTCAGCATTCCACCAATAAGCTCAAGTGAATTGACCTTCGATAAATACTGCCCAAGAACAGACTCAAGAAAGCCTTCGTTCATATAAGCAACGCGGCCTTGCATTTCACCTGCATCAATCGTGCGAGGCATTGCGATATCAGTCAAAATGGTGTTGCCATAGTTCTGTTCAACATTTCCATCGATACCATTTACATATGGCACAGTAAAAGTAGATGAACCACTTGTTAACAATGCACGTAAACGGTCATCGGATACGAAAGCACCTGATTGAACCAATGGTGATACAGCAATTGGGTTTGGACGTAGATAAGATAGAACTACGTTACGGTTAAATACTTCTACTAAAGAAGGCATGCAGTTACTCCCAAAAATTAATTATTAAATTCGCCATTTGTTAGCGCTGCTGCAAAACCTTGAGGATCACTTTTCTCAAAATCTGCGCGCTCTTGGGCGTTCATTTCACTTGGTTTCTTGGCAGCTCCACCACCTGAACCACCGCCAGAAGCCCCACTTCCTGACGCATTTGAAGCAACAATTAGTGGCTTAAATGCCACATTGCTGCGAAACTCTTTTTTAAGGTCATCAATGTTCATTGCACTAGGTTTGCCCTGCGAATCTAATACACGAACTTTGACTTCACCGTTTTCATCAGTTTCAACTTGAAGACGGTTTGTAATGTGTGGAAGCAATACTGCCTCCGAGCCTTTGATAGAAAGCTCACTTGCTAATGATTGTGCTGTTTGCCCGACAGTTAATTTGTATACTTGGTCTTGCAATGCTTTGGTTGCTTCAGCATGTTTGGCTTCTGCTTGTTCTAGCTTGTCTTTCCAAGAAGCTTCTAGTGCAGCTACATCACCTTTTTTACGCGCTGCTTCTTCTGCTTCTTTTCGAGCTGCTTCTTCTGCTTCGCGTTGTTTTTGCTGCGCTGTTTTCTTTTCACCAAGAAGTTCATTAACTTTCTGTTTTAAGCCATCGAGTTCTGAATTATCTTGCTGCAGCAGACCTTCAACTTTTAAATAAAATGCACCGTCTTTTTCTTCATAAAGTGCCTTCATTTCATCAGATAAGCCCTCTAGGCTATCGAGTTTGTATTTCATGTTTTGCTCCCTGAGCGGTTTTGCAGTCACAAACTGCGGGCAATAAAAAAGCACCCGAAGGTGCTAAGGTTTTAAAACTGTTATTTTCTTGGAACGGTCCAAGACCATAGAATTAGGTCATTAATAAGCTGTTGTTCGGATGTGATCATAATCCCAATCTCTTAAACATTTCTTCATCAAGCTTTTTGAGTTCTGCAAGAGTGAATGGCTGACCTGTTAATGGATCAACAAATTTATCTAGAGAGTATTTACCCTCTTTGAATAGCTTATATCGAGAAGGCCCAAGCCAAGACTTTTGAAAAGCCGCATCCTGTTTATCAAACCAACCTTTAAACGTTGTATTTGAATCGACAACGCCTATTTCGCCTTTCCCATTCACTTTGTTATTGAATGGTCGCTTGCCAATGGTTTTACCCTGCTCATCAGTGACAGGAATAAGAATAGATCGGCAATTAGGGTGAAGTGGCGGCACTGGATGAGGCTCATCTTTCTTATAGACCTTATCCGAATATCCCATACAGATTTTAGAAGTACGACTATCAAGCGTAGCAATGAACTTCACATACTCAACACCAATGGCAGTGTATGTTTCACTCAAAGCCACATTAGATACATGACTTCGAGCAGTACGAACCATTGTGGCAATCTGCGATCTGCTTTGATCTAGCAAACCATCCTGATAATTTAAGGCCTTCTTACCCTTAATTCGCTGAATGATCTGCTGATTAGTCTGATCTTTTGATAGCCCATCTCGAATGACTTGCTCAACTCTCAGACGGGTATCATCAGCAATACGAGCAAAAATAGAATCAACCAGCACACCGCCACTCAATGGAGCCTTTTTAGCCTTACTAAGGAGTGTCTTGCCATTTGGCTCTATTTGCTTCTCAGCAAGAATTTTAGCTTGATATGAAGCTTCGTATACCGCCAATGCCGTTGCGCTTACAGAGAAGCTCTCAAGAAGCGTTGACGCTACCGTACTTTGCCATGACTGGATAGCTGCCCGAATCTCTTTTAAAGCAGGTGTTGTGTATTGTCCTGCCATCAAAGCCGATCTTTCAGCATCACTCAATTCATCTAGCAAATCTCTAAGCTGTGACAACATCTCGACTGATATGGAATCAAACTGAGATACATGCTTTGTGATTTCACTAGATGATAAGCGATAAAGGTAAGCTTGATGAGAGACTAAAGCATCAAGTAGTGCTTGTTGTGACAAGTGGCTGTTCATTTGTCACTCCTGATACATATCCAACCATAGGCCGATTAACTGCTTCGCTTTCGATACGGGTCTGCTCATCTTCAAAACTAATTTCAGGTACTTTTCCTGTAGTTAGAATTTCATGGAATGTTTCCATACTCATGCGATTAGCAAGCACCATTTCCCAATAGAACTTAAGCGTATCAAGGTCAATCTTGCCTTTAGCAAAATCTTGCTTAATTGTGAGTTTCGCTTTAGATCCGCTTCCGTAATATGCAGCACACCATTTAAGCGCGTATTCCATCGCCTCATTGGTATTAGCCACACACAAAGAAAGGACACTATACTGAGCAAGTTTTTCATTATTTGATTGAGTAGCCGTTTTATTGACTTGTTCCGTCTCAAGAATCTTGGCACCCATGGCCTGCATGTACTTTTCTTTAGCATCCATAGCCTGTTTTGCTAAGGTGCTTTCAGTGACTTGCTTGTAGTCAAATGATGAGCCTTTCGGAAGCATTAAAGGATTCTTAGAACCTAAGCGAACTCCATTTTTCTGCAACCAGTCGCGCCAACCTTCATCAAGTTCATTAATAACTGGTTGAGCTTGCCCACAGATAAATACCATTTCTTCATAGCTTGCGCTGTTTTGATAATGGGCCAAGTTCATAGTGACAATTGGTTCTAATGGGATCGGGTCAATATTCCAATCATTAGCCAAAGACCCCAAAGGAATGAAAGGAATTTCATTCCATCTTTGGCCTAATGAATTCGTTGGGTAGAAGATATCCCCGCCCTGTAGTTCTCCTGACTTATCTGTATAAACTTGAACGTTATATTCATTGTTTTCATCAAGTCGAAGTACGCGGTAAATATTGATTTCTTTCTTAGAGAATTCGTCTTCTGGATCTTTTTCTGTGGACTTCTCATGCAAGACAATAAGTTCAGGCTTATAGACCGAACCAACTCGCTTTAGACTCCAATTGATAATGCTCAACGACTCATAAAATACGATTGTTGGTCGAATGCCTAAGCTCTCTGCCTGCTGCACAGACACATTGCCGTCAGTAGTTGGATAATCAACAAATAAACCACCACGTGCATGTTTAAGCTGACCTTGCAAGGCAGATTGTGCAACTTGGTAAATTGACTTACCTGTACCATCTGCATCGTATTTAAGAAAATCCATTCCATCCAGTTCGAACGTTGGGTCCTCAGCAAATACCACGCCCACCATCTTGTTTAATGTGTCTTTAGCAATCTCGTAGAACACAGCACGGGTTAAATAAGCCAAATAATATTGATCATTCTGCGTTAAATCAGACGATACATTGGGTTTTGGTAAATAAAGTTCGCCACGCTTCTTAACCGTGGCAGAACCATCACAGACATCGTCGATAGTTTCCCAACGCTTTTTCATGTCTGCATAAGCTTGATGTTCAGTATTAACTGGCATTAGTAAACCATTCCTATATCTAGTGATCTTGCAGGACGAATAATCGGGAAGCGTTTAGCAAGAGGATATCCGCCAGCATCTCCGACATGGTCCAAGCCTGATTTCTTATCTGGCATTCCAAAATCGTCATAAACTTGCTGCTCAAAGGTCTCTGTGAGTCTTGGGCATTTATTTGTGTTGACTAAGAGTGTTCGCTCACCATTGCCATTTAAGATCAAAGCATTTACTGCATTAATTCGGTCTTTAATGTTCGGGTTTGTTGAATTGACTTCGACCCTTAAACCTTTCTGTCTCAAGATTGCATGATCGGATTCGCTACTCTTTTTCGATGAAGTAGCTTGGCCTGCCGCATCAGGGATAATTGTCATCTCATGGTTTGGGAACTTTTCAATCAAAAGATCAGCCATAGTTGGCGTATCACGAACGCCTACCAGCTCATCTAAAGCTCTTGGCTTGCCATCTCGAATGACATAAACCACAGCAGCCATCTTTAAGACGTTAAAGTCCATACCAATGAGCAAAGCCTCATTAGGTCTAATTTCTTCATCTGTATGGTTTAAGGTCCGGTCGAAGTCTGGATAAACTGCTCCGCTCGTTAAATTAACAAACTGCCCTTTTAAGTAGGCTGAAATCAATTGAGGTGGGTAAGACTCAAACAATGATGCAATGTAATCATCAGGAAGATTGGCTTCATTGTCATAAGTAGATGCCTGAATCATTCCATATAGAGTACGTTTAGCATCACTTAAGTTTGCTTCCTTAACAAACTGTTCATGAGTGAACTTAAAGCCCTCTGGTGTTGTTGCAACATCAATACCGTTCAACAAACCAGCTTGTTTATATCGCATACGGGCAATGATCTTTCGCCAAGCTTGTTGAGCCTTGACCTTTGTCATCACATCAAGCTCATCAATCAGTGCATGACCAATCTTAAAACCTACAATAGTGTTAGGCTTTTCCATTGAACGGCAAATGATTGTGCTTCGATACTGACGGCCATAGTAAAGATCAACTTCTTTATTTGATTCATAGATCTTTGTCTTTAATCCCCAATCGAAAGCAACTTCATCAATAGTGGGAAAAAAAATATCCCGGATCTGCGGATAGGTTGGAGCAAAGTAACCCAACGGCACTTTAGGGAAAGACCAAGACTTATCACAAAGACTTGAACAACCAACCCATGTTTTACCTGAACCAAACCCGGCAACGAACGCTCTAAATTTATTTGGTAATTGTAAGAAGTTAGCCTGAGGCACATTCAGTGTTGGATTGATGTTCGGCATCTTTTTTACTCGCATCTACAACATGAATAGTGACATTTACAGGTGTTGGATCATCACCAGCACCATCCTCGCCATCTCTCAATCGCTGAATTTCTAATTTCTTCAATTCAAGATCTAATAGCTGTAAATCATGTCCATGCATTTCATCTTTAATCTGTTTGATGATTCCTTGCTTCATGATTTTATTCTTACCCCAATCTTCATACATCTTCTGAAGCTCATTGAGGCGGACAGCCTTATTAGCTAATGGGATGTCATAGATGTTGGATTTAAAATCTTCACGGGTTCTGTAAAACAAGTCTTTTAATTTTTGACTCATTTTCTCGCCGGTTGGTTTGGTTGGATCGTAATTTGCGCATTGCATTCTTTCGATTTCAACCTTGAAGTTATTCTTTACAGCGTCAGCAACTTGTTGAGGTGTTTCAAAACAAGCAAGACTTTGAACTATAAAGATTTTCATAGGTTCAGTGAGTTTTGCCATAACCACCCCTTTGTATAGCTACGTAAAGACTTCTCCTACGCAAGTTTTAATAAACATGTCCCACATGCATGAGCAATGTTGGCTCTAGATATAGTTGGACCTTCATTCGCAAGATTAACCATTTTCTGAACTTCTTCAGATGCGCCATAACGCTGAACAACACCATGGAACTCTTCGACATCATGCCCACGTAAATACAATCTAGGTTCGCCGACAGATGTATATTCAAACTCGCCAGAATCTTTATTCTTCTTATGCCCGATGTGATAAAGCTCATGCTCAACCAAGGCACAAAAGTCTGTATCACTCATGACCTGACATACACGAGCATCCAGAGTAATTATGTATTTAGGAATATCACCAAACCAATTGATCAATTGCAGTTCCTGACGCTGTTTGCGCCACCCTCCTACATTAATCATCACTTTCTCAGTTTGACCATATACCCGTTTATCTTTTGCCTCACATTTAGCGTAAGCCCATAAGAAAGAAATCTCAGGGGGTTGAAAGCTTAGAAGGTGTTCATGATCTGGATTGTGAAGTTTTCCCCACTCACAAAGAAAGGTTTCTTCTATCCATGGCCATAAATCGTTATTAGCGGGTTCAAAATGCAGCAGACCACCACTATCAATTAAGTCTTCATCATCTGCATAAGGGTTATCTTGTTCAGGCGGATAAGGTCTTTTCATAAATCTCACCCATTAAAAAACCGCCACTTGGGCGGTCATAACTACTTCACAATTTCCAACTTTTCCAAGAACAGATCTAGCTCTTCCTCAGAATTAAACTCTAGATCTAGGGTGTCATTGGAGGTTAAAGTTAAAACTAACTTATAAAAATCTCTATGAGCAAATTTATTGTTTTCTGATGTAGCCTTTTTCACTTTTACCACATGATTTAAATTAATGTATTCGGATTTATGCTGAACAAACATTATTTTTCCTTTATTAGTAATGATTAAAGAAAAAACAATATATCTTAGCTGCTTAACTATTCCAACACATACTTAAGATCATCAGGCGTTTCCAAATAACACCCGTTTTTATTGCAGAATGCGTGAATGTCGTTTAGATATTCAGCG